CAACAATTAGTGCATTTAACTTTATATTTTCCTATAAATCCACTTAACTGCACGTCATACTCTTTTTCACAATAAGGACATTTAACTCTAATGTAAACATTTCCTCTTTTTATTTTGTTCTTATTTTTATTTTTTCCATCTATAGTTTCTTCATTCCTGTGATAGCTCCCAATATAAGTATATCCATCCCCTCTTTCTTTAACTCTTCTCTTATGTTTCTCATTATAATACATTTTCTATCACTCCTCTCTTATATTACCGTATTAACATTAATTCACCAAAAATTACCTATGATTTAAAAATTTTTGACCTTTTATACGCCCTTCTAAGCCCTTTAAATTTCTTCATTGATAATTTATACCTTACAAATATAGCTCAAGTTTAATCGACTTGAGCTATTTATTAATTATTTTTTATATTCTTTTATTAATTTTTTCATATAATTAAATAACGAATTTGGGTCTCTTCTCTCATGTTCAACCTTATCCCATTCCATAGCTGTACGAGAATAATAATCGCCATGACCCCCACATTCTACATGCCCACCGACTATTCCCATAGCGATTTCTGTCCCATAGTATATGCATATATCATTATTTTTAAAACTAAACATTAAATCTAATGCTTTCTTTACTTTTTCTATATCGTGATTAAAACTAACCGTTATCCTTGTTTGGTCGTGATTATCTAAGAATATTACGGCATTTTCTTCATTATTAGTTATCTGTAATGATTTGTTATTTATTATTGAATCTTTTATGTATCCTGCTTGCTCAAAATTGAATGTTTTCATTCCTGTTTTAGCATATTTATTAGAAACTTCAAAGGTATCCCAAGCTTCTCCGACTATATAAGTATCTGTTTTTATTTTACAAACTTCATCACAAAACCATCTCCAAAATGATATCGAGTCACCGCTAGCATAGATAATGGCATCTAATCTGAATCCGTCTATATTATGGTCTACTAACCAAAACTTTATTATATCCTTTATCATATCTCTTACTGTTTCAGATTGATTGTTTAACTGTGGCATGTCGTAACTCCATTTTGCTAAATAATATTTCTGATTGTCATGACATATTCTCCATTGATTATTTTGTTGTTTATCACTCCAAAAGTAACAATCATTATTCCCTTTTATACTTTCTTTGAATAATTCATTTTGTGTACTTGTATGACATAATACTAAATCTAGTAACACTTCTAAGTTATTTTCATGTGCTACTTCTACAAATCTATCAAAATCTTCTAATGTTCCGTATTCTTTTTTAATATATGTGTAATCTATTATATCGTATCCATGTTGATTGCAAGAAGGGAAGATAGGAGTCAGCCATAAGGTTGTTACTCCTAATTCAACAAAGTAAGGAATTTTCTTTTCCAAATCTTTTAAGTCTTTACAAAATGCTGGAAAATATATCTGCACAAAAATCACCTCTTATATTATTATTTAAATCCAATAGTTGATTTTTTTACTTTTTTATCTCTAACCATTCTTTCTATTGTATGTAATAAACAACTTTGATTAATTTTATGTAAACCTTTATCTACGGCATATATACCACTATGATTACAAACTGTATGAATAAATGCTCCAGTTTGTCCTTCTGTTATTTCGGCTAATGATTCATAATTTATATCGTCCTCATGTTTAAGCTTACCAACATATAATTTAAACAATTCAACTCTTAATTCGTAAGAAGGCAATGGAATAGTTATAACCTTATCAAATCTCCCTTCTCTAATTAATGCTGGGTCTAATTGTTCTACTAAATTCGTTGCTCCTATAACTATAATCTTATTATCACTTGCTTCATTCATACAAGATAATAATTTGTTCATTGCACTTCTATATTCCTTGTTATCGTCTCCTTCACGATTTACACCTATAGCGTCAATTTCATCTATAAAAAGAATTCCTCCACCTTTATTTTTTAAGTCATCAAATATTTTTTGCACCTTTTTACTCGACTCTCCTACATATTTTTCGGCAAAATCTGAAGCTACTATTGATTTAAAATTCATATTAGATTCACTGGCTATTGATTTAGCAAGTAATGTTTTCCCAGTTCCAGGAGACCCTTCTAGTAATATACCACTTGGTAATTCACATCCAATCTCTTTATATTTTTCCATATTTTTTACAAAGTTTATTGTACTAAGCACGTCCTCTTTTATTTCTTTGTCAAGTATTACATCGTCTAATTTACATTCTTTTGTTTCTTTTTTACTTGTGTTATTCAACTTCCATCTATCATAAGCTTTTTCATAATCTTCAATAATAGGTATACTCATTGATTCTCCATATTTAAATTTTAATATTTGTTTACATAATAATATTGCTATTCTTGTTAAGGTATCTTTATTGGTGGTTTCTAATTCTTCATAATCTATGAATTGATAAGCACTAAAATCACTAATTAAAATACATTCTTCAAGGTCTGGTTTAAGTTTTGTAGAAGTTAGAAGGTCTAATTTTTCAAAAGCAAATAATAAACATTCAAAATCTACCGTTAATTGATATAAATCCTCGTTTGCAAGAAAATATCTTTTTCTATTTTTTTCATCCATAATATCATCTCCCTTATAATCCTAATATATCATCAATCCCTCTGCGTCTCTTTTTCTTAACATTAACTACTATATCAAAATCCTCATCTGCAAAACTTGGTTCTACTTCTTTAACCTCTTCTGTTTTTTCTTTAGATTCTTGTTTGTCTAGTTGATTCTCGGCTATATAATGTTGTAATTGATTTTCTAACATTGATAAACAATATTTAATTCTTGAATTGACAGTTTTAAAATCTATATCGTTTAATATGTCTAACATATCTTTTTCATATTTATTAATAAATTCATATATATCTTCTTCTAAAAAACCATCGGTAATTGCTTTATAAGTCTTTTGAAAATAGATATTCTTTTCTTTTTCTCCCAATCCACAAATAGCTCTAATTCTTTCTCTATTTTCTTTCTTTATTTCTTTTAACCACGCTTTTCTTTTAATTTCATTTTGTTTTTCATTTAAACATTCTTCACTACAATAATAATTATTTCGTAGTACGCCACTATTAGTTAAATACTCTTCTACATATGCAGTATCTTTAGGTATTTTAGATTTACAATATTTGCAAGTAACTATTTTAGATTTTGCCATTTAATCACCTTCTCTAGACAATTTTTTATTTAGCAATCTACCGCATATTGGGCAGTAATTTATTTTACATTTAACACTTATATCCCAATTATTTTCATCTAATCCATAAGCACACAAAGTACTTTCTGCTGAATGTAAAGTTATACCCAATTCTTTTCTATTGTTTTTACTTATCGCTTTTCCTTTTTCACAACAATCACACATTATAATCACCTCCAAAATAGGGAGAAATTAATCTCCACTATTTATTATTGTAATTTCGATAAAATTTCAGTTAATTGTTCAGCATCTAATGATGCAACACTTTTAACACCTTTTTCCTTCATAAATTCTTTTACTATATTCTTAGCATTTGTATCTTTAAGTTTGTCTTTTAATTGAGATTTTAACTCATCTACTGATTTTTGTTGTTCTTCTTTTTCTTGTTGTTCAACTTCTTGTTGTACTTGTTTTAAATCTTTTTCAGCTTGTTTCTTTTCTTCTTTTTGTAATTGTTTAAATTGTTCTTGTGTTAATGGTGTAGAAGAAGAATTTTTCATAGCGTCTTCTAATGTATTGATAAAATCTCTTGCAAATTGTCTTGAGTCGTCATTGATAGTTATGTATTGAGGTATCACCTTATTATTAAATCTACAACCTCCCATAACATATCCATCACTTCTGAAATATAATCTTCTTTCAGTATTTTCTATTTTTCCATCAACTACATTTCTTTCAACTGTTATAGTTAATATTGCATCAAATATATCTTCAAATACACTATTATAAGCATTAGATAATGATGAAGATAACACCATATAACTCTCATCTTCATTACAGCCTTTTGGTTTTATATTTTTTACCTTACTGTGGCTGATGCAAAAAATCCCCAATCCAGCACGATGAAGTTTAGTGAAATAAGCTTTCATTAATGATTTAGTCTTTTCCATTCCCATACCATATCCCGAATATGCACTATTGATTGTTTTACAAGGTTTACCTGTTTCTATTTGTGAAAGTCTGCAAACTTCCTTTTCAAATATTTCAGTTATTTCGTCAATTGTATCGAAACATACCATTTCTATATTATGTTCCTTGCCTTTACCAGTTATTAGGAGTTTTTGTAATTCAATTAAATCTTTATAATTATCTATATGTGTTGTTTGTAAATCACTTAAAAAATTCGCACCTGTTTCATTTCCAATTTGACAAAGTAATCCTTTACTAGCATCTCCATTATATTTTTCTAGTATCATATCTCTGAATAACGTGCTTTTGCCAGTCTTGCTTTCGCCTCTTAGATAAATTCTAAGTTGTTCCATCCCTTTTTTTGTTTCATTCATTTTTATTTTTATACTCATTACACATCTCTCCTTTTTATTAATTATTTTCAATTTGTTATTTTTATTTATATCTTATAATTAATATATTCTACATTTTAATCACCTCTATATTAAGGTATTAACAATTATACCTCCTAAATTACCTATGATTTAAAATTTATTTATTCATATAATGCGTATTAAAATTCATATCTTCACTTATTATTGTAATCTTAGGATATCTATCTGCTATTTCTTTCGCCTTATTAACTGCACTGTGTACATTATGAGTTGTATATCTTTCTAAATATTCTAAAACTTCCTCATTCTCATCTATTTTATATAATTGAATCAAATATAAACCTTTTGTATTGATATAATCAACATATAAATTCAACTCTTCCACATTACCAACTCCTTTCTAAATAGCGATTCTATGATATACTCTGCTTATCGTTACTTTAGCTCTATCAAATATTAGTTCTAACATAACACCTTCCATTTCATACGTATCGATTAACGATTTTAATTTATTTTCAACTTCCAATATTTCATCTAATTCTTCTGATGTAAAATTATCTCTTAACTTTTCAGATTTCTTTAATCCCTTTTCGAGTCTTATTTCACTCGCTGACTTATTAAAAACAATACTATAAACTAAATTAGTATATTTTGCATATATGAATTTATCCGAATCACCATACACTCTTTGTATTTCATCAGTTAATCCACGTCTTATTATTTTACCTGTTTTTCTATAATATTTAAATTCTTCAGATTGTCCACTTTCTTCAATGTAAGATTCGAGTGTATGTATATAATCTATCAATTTAGCTCTGACATAAGTTGATTCTTTAGATGCGATAAGTAATATAGCATCTCTATTTAATAAATAACAAGGTTGACTTTTACCTTGAGAATCTAAATAAGAGGACTGCTTAAAATTTAGCACACCCTTGTGATTAAGTGATTGCAACGTTTTCAATTCTGTTTCTATTTTTGATTTAAAATTATTATGTCTAACTTTACCTTTACCTTCTTCTGCTCTCCATCCATTCAGCAAATCATTTAACTCATTCGATTTCATTTCAATATGCTTGTCTTTTATAAAATCTTCAAAATTCACATTATCAGCTCCTTCCTAGAGGGATTAATTCCCTCTTTATAATTTTATTAATTATTTTCAATCTAAAAATCGAATAATTCGTCCTCGTCATCATCGTTTGAGAATAAATCTAAGTCATCGTTTTCATCACTTGTTAATATCTTATTTTCTTTTAATTCTTCGTCCCCTTTACTTAATAACTGACTTAATGTTAGAGGTACTGGTATTGCCCCTGTAGTATATCCACGAGTTATCCCTTCAACTTCCATTTTGGTTTCTCTGCCACCTTGTCCTTTACCATATTTTGCTTCTAATTCACTTTCTGTAATTATACCAAATTCTAAAAGTTCCTTCTCTTCATCGCTTATCATTGTTTCTATATCAAAATCAACTTCTTTTATTCTATTTATTAAATTACATTTGAATCCCATTTTACATAACTCATTATCTTCAAAATTACTTGTTAATAATTTTTGTAATGCATTGAATTTTTTAGATTGTTTATCTTTATCAATATTTAAAGGATAATCTAATACTTGATAATATCCAAACTCTCCTTTTTTCTTACTCATGTATTGAGGTATATAACACATAAGTTTAAAACTTCCTGTTTCTTCCATATCAGTATCATCTATACAGTCTGCTGTCACATATACATCTAACGTACAAGTTGCTTTTTGTTCTGTATCGTCATTAACTAAATATATACGTTCAACATTATAATTAGTATATGTATTTTCTATTCCAGTTTTAGGATTCTTATAATTTGAATATTCTATTTCACCGTCAACTCTAAATACTTTATCTTTATAAACATCTGATTTTAATGTTGTATATAAAGCAGTGGCATAATCAAAGGTGTTAGAACATTCTAATCTGTCATCTCCATCCACAAATACATATTTCTTGAATTCAGCTAAATTATCTATATATTTATCTGAATCTTTATGTTTAAATTGCACTGTAGAATATTTACCATCTTCACTTTTTATTAAACTATATATTATACTATTATCTACATTTATACTTCCATCACTGTTTTTCTTCGCATTACTCATAAAAGATTTTATTTGAAGATTAAAATTATCTTTGTCGCATTTCATTTGTAAGTTTAACTCTCGGATATTACAACCAGAATCT